GAAGGGTATATGGACTCCCGGCTCCAGTAGCCGTTACGGTAAGCGGATTCGTCGTTGTCGCAGCGGTTATAGGAAGAGCCTTCTCTAAGACCAAATTGCCATTGCTTACAAACCTAATATACCCATTCCCAAACTCAATAACATACGAGATTTCGAACGAAGCCTGAAATGGAATCAACCTGACCGCGAAGCCCGGAAGACCTACCTGAGCAACAAATTTAGTTCCAGTCCTAGTGCTAGCACCTCCACGGTAATCGACATAAAAGTTCCGCATTGTTGCCGCGCCACGGTGGTACTTCTGAAGATCCACCCTAGCGTTGAGCGCCGGTGCCCATTCGCCAGTATTAAAGGCATGTTGAATAACTGGTTGGGCCATTAATAGCTCGCAAACATCGGTCCCCAATCAAACTGGATATTCGGACTTATCTCCCAAGTTGGATAATAGATCCCACGAGTTCGGATAAAGTCCGGCGTCACATCATTAATAGTCAATCCTTCGTTTGCATCTGCTTTTCTTGCCTCAGTAATCAGGTTATTGGCGAGGGCAACGCCCATATTCGCCATTGCCTTATCGCCAGTAAGCTGAATTGCCAGTCTTGCCCCAACTATTCCAGCCCAAGCTTCAAGGAAGTTCTCGTCCATTACGTTTGGGTTCTGGACCTGTCGAACATAACAAAGGGTAGCGAACTCCTGATTGGTTAGAATGACCCTTTGCTCCTGATTTGGAATTACCGAGCTATACGTCAAATTAAAGGTTGCGCCTGTTCCAAAGTTCGTCGAAGATGCTTGTCCAATCGGTTGCACCTGTTGGTTATGGAGATAGCTTCCTCCAAGAGCTAGTGCAGCTGTTCCAATGATCTGGGGTACAACCCCAACCGTAGCAACGCTTTGTCCAACTCCAGTCGTTAGAACTACAAGCTGGGCCGGAGCACCGCCAGGGATAGGAATTCCTAAAGATGGAGGTGTGGCTGGCGGTGGAGCAACTAAGGTTATAACTTCGCCAACCTGATAATTGGTTCCAGAATTAGCAACCGTTGCCGCTTGAACCATAAAGAACTGATCGACCGCGACCTTGTACTTCTGCGGTGGCCCAAGCCAAAAGGCCGGAGCTGCGCCGGTTACAGCCGTAGTAATCGGAATACCTGAAGCAAACCCGGTAGAGAATTGTGGTATGATATAGATTGGCCTCAGACAATCTACTGGATACTGATACTCGTATGCCCACGGTGGCGGTGGAATTCCCCTCTGCCACGTTGTCTGTGGTCCTACACTTGGATTCTCTGGCGTTCCAGGCGTTGCTGTTATCAGCACCAGATTGTTGTAAATAGTCCCACAATTCCATGGAGCCATGCGTAACAAGGCGTCACGCAATGGCTCCAGGATTATGTTCGCCTGGATCGCTTCGTTGCTCTGCTCAGTAAGGGATGCTACTGTTGTTCGCGTTCCGATGATTTGCAGAGCACGATTGACGATATCGACCTCTACTGTCATCTCTGTGAGCCATCGTTGCCCTTATTGGTTCCGTGAAGGCCAGCGCTACCGCTAGTATCGTCACGATCTACCGTTGGCCTATTCATGTTACCGCAGTCATGGCCATGCAACCCTGGACCTTTCGGATCATTGATATTCGTTGGGCCTTGCGGTGGCTTGTAGTTCATCACGTCCCTTGCTCTCATAACACCGCCAGGACGTGAAGCAGGACCAGTGCTACGCTCGGGTCCATATTCCCCAAGGATTTCTCTCGCCATCACATTCTCCTTTCAGGTGTCTTCGCTGCCGCCGCTGTCGGTTGTGGCTTCGGCTGATCGGCAGTAATCTCATCGCACATTTCCTGAAGCTCTTGTAAAGCCTCATCGTGCAATAGCTTCAGTTGTGGATGGCCGAAACTCTTCTCCACCACATCCAGTAGAAGGTATGCTTTGTTCCAATCGACTGACATTAGTGTCTCCCTTGACTTCCAGATTTATGCACAACTCTTCCACCACCAGGACCAGCAGCTTGTGCAGGTGGCTTTGGTCCTTCATATCCCCTCCCCATGAACAACCGTTCCGCCGAATTCCCCGGAACATGATGTCCTTCACGCATCTTATCAGCCATTGCCTGACCAAGCTGGTCTGCCCCGCCAGGGTCAACGGCTTTCGTACTTGGATGAGCGACCTTGTGAAAGGTCACTTCCTTACCTGCTCTTCCTTGCTTCATCTATCTTCTCCTTTAATCCCGCTTCGTGATATGCCCCACCCTGATTCCGTTCTACTTCGAGATACTCATGGAGCCTCTTATTCGTTCGCTCCATCTCTTCGAGAAAGGTCTGTGGAGCTTGCTGCCCGATACTCTCCCAGTAATACTTGATATAGATCAAGTCATGGTAGTGCATCGTTAAACGCCAGATCCGTTCCGGTACGACTTCATCGGCTTCCATCTTATGGTCGCGATCCCTTACGCCCATTAGCGTTTCTCCGCATTCGGCGCCGGTTTCTTCTTCTTCAAGATTCCCTTTCCAGCATCGGCTTGGTTGAACTCTCTTGCCACGTTCTGCGGCACTCCAACCTTCTTAGCGAACGCTGGGCTGTGGGCTGCTCCCGCCATCAGGCGAGCTTGAGCAGGGCTTTTGCTTGGCATCTTCTAACTCCTTTATCTTTGCCTGTAGAATCTGAACTCTAGCGTACATTACAGCCAATGTGATCTTGGTTTGACCAAGTTCAGTAGCAACGAATTGATTAGCCTGTTGAAGTTCCATCAAAGTTGGAGCTTCTTGTGCTAAAGCGCCAGAAGTAAATAGAAGAGCTACTCCCAGACTAACTGCTCTCATATACACCTCCAACGACAAGAATGGAGGAATTGTTAGCAGGAAAAGTCCCATCATACTTCCTAATGATAACTTGGGTTGAACCAGGGCCACATACCACAGAGAGAGTATATGCGTTCCCAGCATCGGCCCCGGCCCCACAGAATTGATCCGAAGAAGTCTGAGTAGTCGCTGGCAAAGTCGCTTCCATAGAGGTGGCACAAGTGCCAATATTAGTGACCGGAATAACAATGTTATAGTATACAGTCTTACCAACCACCATTTCCCGAGCAACCACAGTCCCAAGCGTCGGTGGGCCACCAGACTGACAAGTTACCGTCGATGTGTAGGTAACCCAGGAACCACCTTGTCCAAGCGAGGCCCAAGCACCACCAGTGTAAACCCAAAGTACCTTCGAGAATGAATCGAACGCAAGTGGTGCCCTTCCAGTAATTGCCGTTGGTGTTCCCGTTGGAGAACCAACCATCGTATTGGTATAGATGAATCCACTTGTTGCACTTTGAGCCAACGCTCCAGAGCCCATTACAAGATTGCCTGGAGAAACAGTCGCAGCATTTGCAGTTACCGTGCCGGCAGCGGTAATATTGCCGCTGCTATCCAAAGTAGCATTAGCACTCCCTCCAAATGCTCCAGCATTGTTAAACTGAATAGATGCACTTGGTCCTCCTGGAGTTCCGCCACCTCCGGCCACAGTGGCCCAAGAGGTTATTCCCGTTCCATCCGTCTGAAGAACTTGACCCGAGGTTCCAGCGGAGTTTGGTAAGCGAAAAGTCCAAGTACCTGCCGCAGCCTGCGGTTGAACTGTCACAGTCCCACTAGTATTCCCAGAAAGATTTATCCTTCCCAACGTAGTTCCAGCCGTACCAATGCCAAGTAAGCCGATTCCATCAAACTGAAACGCAGGGACACCGCCAAAGGCCCCAGAATTATTAAACTGGACTGCTCCGTTAGCCCCACCAGGAGTGCCTCCACCGCCGCCAGTAACTGTTGTCCAAGACGTAACGCCAGCCCCATTCGTCTGTAAGACTTGCCCGCTCGTTCCAGCGTTAGCCGGAAGCTGGAATGTCCAAGTACCTGCAACAGCCTGTGCTTGGAAGGTCACAACTCCACTAGTTGCTCCGGAAAGATTTATCCTTCCTGTAGAAGTTCCAGAAGTGCCTATGCCAAGAAGGCCGACTCCATCGAACTCAAGATTAGCAGAGCCAGTAAAGCCGGTTCCACTATTAAGCTGAACTGAGCTTGCTGGCCCTCCCGGAGTCCCACCTCCACCGCCAGTAACCAGAGAGCCATTAACATAAAACCCGCCGGGTACATTGATTGTTCCAGGCCCTATATAACCACCAGTCG